AGGGGACACCGCACGGAGGGACTCTTATAGCATACCGGGCTGGTCCAGGGTGTGTTTAAGAAGTCAACTCGACGCCGTAGCGATGTGCCCATCGAGCACGAGCTTCATCGTAGTTAACCTCCAGTTGGGTACACCAAGGACTTATGAGATGATAGTCTGCGACACGTTGAGCACGAGATCTGAAATCTTCATACTCTTCCCTACCATAAGGTAGCATTTCGCGAACAGCTCCATCTAGAACTGTCACGCACTGCTCCTCAGGGGTCAGAGATGATTTAGTGTTGGCTAGCAAAGGCTTCAGAATAGAATTCTTATCAAGCTTGCCGACACGTATATCAGTTCCTTCTATATAACCATTGGTCATCTTCAGGAAATCGGCTCCAGGATCCCACTTCTTTGTAAAAGTCGGATCTTTGTTCGCAGGCGTCAAAACATAACCCCAATCACTTACTGCTTCAGCGACTGCCGGAGGGTTAAACCATTGATGGTCTGGGTGTACTCCACCCTCTAGATCATCACCATAGTTTCCCATCTTAACAACAGCGCGAAATTTTGGTGTTTGAGGATTTAGCTTGTGTGCAGCTGCTCGCATAATGTGCCCATTATCCATGCCATTCTCTTCCACGGTTCCGGATACTCCAGATGGAGAATAACCAAAAACGAGAATGAGATCACCATTTGCTCGGAGAACGGGGTACATCTTCTCTGTGAAAATTCCTCGGATCATAAGGGATGCTTCAGGAGGCATATTCGGACACTTCTTTACCATTCTCATGTTGAGATGTGCCGTACCTCCCTTGGTCATACAACCCTGGGAAAGATCATAGTGTTTGTAGTCAGCTGCAAAGATGAGATCCTCCGAATACTCAGTGTACCAGCGAACCCACTCTTCCCACTCAGGGCCATGTGGATTCATGCCGACACAACATTCAGAGTACTCAATTGATTGCTTGAACAACCAATGGAGATATCCCATCCATTTGCGGGTGACAATTGAAAATTCAAAAGGACCAACGCTAAAGGCTCGCATCTTTTCTTTATTTACAGCCTCGTCTTTGAAAACGAGTTTAAAATGTACATAAGAGCGAACTCCCCTTCGGAAACAATCCTCGACATACTCGATTCTCTCCTCCAGTTCTTTCGTTGGGATATGAATTTTCTTGCCAGTTTCGGGATCCACTTGTTCGATCAATAAATCTTTCTTCTTTAATCCAGCATGGCCGGATGCAGTAGTCAAATCCATTGCATCGATAAAGCGAACTCCATCAATGCCATTGATAGCTTCGATATTGGTAAGAGGCCTGACTTGCTCTATCCACTCAGGATGCTCGTCAATAATCCTACTCATCTGCTCGAAATAATCATCCTGTGCCCATTGAAGGTGCTCAGGTTCTATTCCATCGCTGGCATTGAATATGTGGCCCAGAGTGGTTCCCCATGGATCCTCCATCTTAGGGGCACGCCACTTGCATTCCGTATTAAACTCCTCCTCCACTTGTCTAGCCATAGGAGTGAGGTGAACTGTTGATCGGAATGTTGCTCTGCCAGGACAAGTACCTAAGTACTCAAAATGTCCATTGGCCTGGGTTAAGAGCGGACTCTTGGGGTGAATTGTCTCATCTGGGTTGATGACAGTCTTACCAAAGATCTGGGTTTCCATAACTCCAGCACTTGTTGGTTCAAACCATCTCTCAGCCAGTTTCGACAAAGCCTCCAAGAGTTCAGTTCGTTTTACAGGGACAGCATAACCATGTTTGGGGACTACACCTCCAATAGGTTGTGTTGCGCCTGCTTGATGGATTCCTAATATACAGGTGGAAGTATTGTGAGAGACAAAGGGTGCACCGCACATGCCTGGAACAGCATATTCGGGCATCCTATACTCATAACAATATAGGTTACCTGCAGCATTACTGATATACACCAGTTCTGGATTATCAGGATCCATTGTATTTGCGACTTTCCACGAGGTAGGACCTTGTTCTCCTTTCCGCCAAACAAGGTGGGCACACTGACCTGTAAACAGGTCATCCGTGAAATAGTCTGTGATGTCTTCGTGAACTCCAGCCTTAGGAACATACACAACTGCACTATCCTGGCCGAATGCTTCCACTGATTTTGGACCTATCCAGCATGAGAAGTTAGCTGAGTTGTGTCCATAAATCTTGGTAAAATTCACTCTGACATCTTGGGGTGGACTAAAATGGCCCACGGT